GGGCTGAACGCTTTTATTTATGTACCGCCGATTTGCTTTGCCGCCGAACCCATTGCCGCGCAAAATCTGTCGAAACCTGTCGATGTTGTCAGCAGCGGGTCGCCCTCTCTGATCCGCATCGTCGTGCGGATCTCCTTGGGGATCACGACGCGTCCGAGGTCGTCGATGCGCCGCACGCTTCCGGTTGCTTTCATATGGCTAAACTCCTTTGTCGGTTTCGATTCACAAAGCAAATCGCGCCAATTTATCCAAAGCCGCCGCTGGAAGACGATGCAGAGCGCCCAGCATCTTTTACAGCGGTTGACAGTTGCCTTGTTTCTGCCGTTGCTTCCTTTGCCGCATCCGCCACGTTTTCCGTCTCTGTGTTTACGCCATCCATAGCGGTTGACAGCAGAATATCTTTTGCGATCAGTTCATCTAATTCGTTCTCATAAGCGATCATGGCCTGTGCCGTCTGCTCAAATGCCGCCGCCCCTTTTTCGGTCCCCATGACCGGCTCAAGCTCTTTCAGCCTTGCGGAAAGGCGTTCTATCGCGCCGCCCACCTCGTCGCTCCTGGAGCGGATGGTGTCCAGCGTCTGCGCCCACGTGCTCATATTGCCAGAGTTGATTCCCTTGATAGCGGACTCAAACCGGGCAAGATCATCGCCAAGTTTTTTAAGGCTGTCTGTCCTTGTTGCCGCCCGCATCTTCTGCAACGCGGCTGTCAGCCGATCAATGCCGTTTGCCGCCGCGGCGCTTTTGCTCTCTATGTTTAATTCAACAGCATCGACTTCAATCGCCATATAAGCACCGCCTTTTTGCGTTTATTTTCCCTTGTGGGCTTTGTCCCACGCTTCTTTCCATGCGTTTAGCTGGTTTATAAGCTTTGCCCGCGCCTTTTTCGCCTCGATCTCCGGGTCCTTTTCCTCCGGCGGCGTCAAGTCAAAAGGCTCTTTCAAATACTGGTTGGGCTTGTGTTTCTTGCCGTCAAAATGCATATTTGATAAAGCTGTGGAAAAGGCCGCAAAGTTATATAGGCCCTGCAACCACATCTCTTGATTTCGTTTTTCGTTTCTAAGCTTATGGGCCTTATAATAGGCCCTTACAAGCATCGGATCATCTTCCCAAAATTCTTTGACCGTCATGCCGATTGACATGTAATAGGGCAAAACCTCATTAAAGATGTCCGTAAATGTCCGCGCTGACGGCGGGGCTGTATCTGCTACAGCTCCACCGTCACTTTGGCGTTTTTTCCCTCACCGTTGTCAAGCGCCTCAAAGGGCTGTGCGTAAAGCTGCCCCAGCCTCTCTATAACACCATCCGGGATGCCGCCGATGCCGCCCCAGTCCTCAAAGATGATCTTGTCCGTCTTCTCGCGGCTCACGTTCTTGTGGTGCATACGAAACGCATAGAAGAACAGTTCGGGGATCTTCGTCATCGGCGCTCTGCTTGTGTCCTCAATAGCGAAGCCTCTGGCTTCCGCGAAACGGATGCTCTCGCGGTTAAATTCCAGCGTATAATCCATGCCGTTTTCGGTGTCGTGCAGAATAAGAGGTTTTACGATTTCATTCTCAATCTTCTTAGCCATGCTAAAAGCGTCTCCTTCTTATTATTTATAATGTATAGCGCCCGTTTTAGGTGGAGCTTGCAGCCCAGCCCACAATCTGATTAGGGGTAATATATGCGTCGATTTCCAGCACGCTGTCGGTGTCCATAGCGCTGATCCCAAGTTCAGACGGGATGCCCGCAAAATAGAAACTTGCCACATCCGGCACCATGATTTCAAACCACGTTGCCAGGACGGGGCTTGCTGTTGCGCCGGCTTCATAAGCGGTCACAAGCGCTTCCCACGCGGTTTTAAACGCATTGGTAAAGTTTGCGTTAAACGCCAGCGCCCCGCCGGGGTCTTTAAGGCCGGCAATATAGCGTTTCCACTCGGTATCACTCAGATCAGTGACCTCCAGCGTGGAGGGCTCCGGGTTAAAATCCGGCGTTGATTTTATGTTGGGAATAGTCGTATATCCGGTTGTCGGCCTGGTTCCGCTTGTCGCTTCGACCGCGTATTTTACCAGTACACCGGCGGTTGATATTTCGTTTGCCATCAGTCGTTATTTCCTTTCTCTTTGGATTTTTTCGGTTTGGAAGTCGGCAAAGCGGCTTTGCATTTTACGCACTTTTCGCCTTTGCCGTTTTCCGCACCGCAATATGGACATTTCATGTTGTCGTCTCCCTGTTGTTCGCAAGTTGTCTGTGAAACCGCATGGTCAGCCTGTATACGCCATCGTCAATCAGATTGTCAACGGGCTGTTTCATGTCTTCGATGAAATACATGTCATTAAAGGCGCCCTCGACAACTTCCGCTATCTCATAGGCATATGTCATGCCGCCGTCCGCTTTGTTCACAAAAATCTGCACTTCAAAAGTGCTTCGCCGCTGCTCGTCATCAAAAGCCAGCGTGATATACCGCTGTGTGCGTACACTGCCTATCTCCCGCACAAATACGGCTGGAAAACGTGGTAAAACAGGCTCATAAGCGGCAGTTATGTATGCGCTGGGGTATACGGCAAGAACGGCGGCGCGGACGTTTGTAAAAATCTCGTTGCGTGTCATCATCTGCCGAATACCTCCCTTGCGATTTCTGTAATGCGTTCTTGTAATTCTTGTGATGTCTGAAACATGACCTCGTTCGGCGGATTGCCGTAGGTATGTTCACCGCCCGGAATATACCAGCCTTTATGGTCGTCCCAGTGGCCTTTTCCGTCCGGGTAGGTTCCAGGCCCCATGCCAAGCTCACCGGCCCACGGATGGCCGTAGCCGTATCGTGCGCCCGCGCCAAACTCAATAAACAGCACGGCGCTTCCAGCCGCCACAACGGCCTTTTTGCCCGGCCCCCGGTCTTCAACGGTCACGGTCACATCGTTGTCGCCCGTGTATACCGCCCTTGAAAATCCTAGACTTGCGTTCGTGGCCCCCATAGCCGCCAGCCTGTCCACAAGCTCCTGCGCTTTTTTCTCAACGTCGGCCTTATAAGCTGTCAGTTCTTTAATGGCCGCGTCGATACTCTGCGTACTCAGCTTCATGTGGATAACTTTCCGGCTCACGTTACGTCAACCTCTTCCACGCTGTATGTAATGGAGTTAAGCGACTTTGATACGCCGCGAACGACAAAATTGTGTTTAACGGCGTTTCCGCTCTCATCCTCTGGTGCTATCCCAATCCATAAAATGCTGTCCTCCGCAACGGGGCAATTCATATCGTCCGTCACGATAGATTTTTTATAGGATGGGTACAGCCCGAAAGGCTCCGCGGTAGTGCTCGCGTAAGTCCCGTAACGGTTGGAGCCGCTTGACGATCTGGAATAATTCGCTTTCATAGCCACGGGGTCAGAATAGGTCTTTGTCTCCTCGCCCGTATAATTGCCGCTCGTGTCCGTAATGGCCGTTGTTCCTTCAAACAGAGCGTACCAGATCGTCTGCTTGTTCCGGTTCAGCGTCCTCAAGACACCACCCCCGCGTAAGGAATGATGTTGTTCCTGATGTGGGCCACCATGTCAGAATACTTAAACGCCCGGCTTATACCGTTTTCGTTGTGCGTCGTTTGGTTTTCGGCGCCGCTGATGGATATCCCGGCAATAACCGCCATGATCTGTTCCGTCTCCCAGAACACGGGCACATCGGTTACATCGTCCGGGACCGCTCCAACGGCCGAATAAAGCCAGTTCAGAATTTCGTTTTTAGCAAATTCGAGGAACGTTGTCAGAACAGCGTCCTCCGGCATATTGTCCATGTCATACATCATGGTTTTTAGCATGGTCAGCTTTTCAGCGCTTGTCATTTCAACGTTCCTCTCTGTGATTATTTCTTCGCTTTCGGTTTGCCCTCTTTGGGCTCTTTAGGCTCTTTTGCGGGCTTTGTCTTTGGCTCGTCCCACAGGCCTATCACAAGCCCGTTGGGGGTCTGTACTTCTCCTGATCTCATACCACTGCCCCTATTAGGTGTTTGCGGTCGCCGCGGCGTTCAGATAGATGCCGGCAACCTTGTTGTCCTCAACAAAAGCGTCGTGATAGATACGATAATTGATCCTGTAACCGTCGGCCTCAATGTTCTGGTCGGGGCTAAAGATACGCGGCACCTGATGTTTCACGACCTGCAGCACGGCAGAGGGGTGAATAATCATAAAGTTAATGGCGTAGCCGCCCGCGGTGGGAATATAGCCGCCCGCCGTCTGGCCGGAAGTTGTACCATCATACAGCGTAATGGCGGTGTTAAAGCGGTTGGAAGGCACGCGGATTACTCTCATGCCGTCGAACGTTTCAAAGCTTCTGTTAATTCCCCTATCGTCATTCGCCACATAGCGGGTCACATGCTCTTTGATGTTTTTGTACATAGCCTCAGAGACAAACAGGATACGGCCCTCAACGGGGACCTCATCGTCATTCATGGTTTTGGTGGCGGTGTCGATCAGACCAACGCCATCAACGGAACTTGTGAGGTCAACGGCGGTCGCGGTGGAAATGCCGGTCGTGCTTGCATATTTAGCAAAACGATAGGCGTCGATTTCCGGCACAACCTTTGTGCGGACAAACTCGCCAAGCGTGGTCCCCATGGCAAGGCCCAGTGTCTCGTCGTTGTCCATAGCGTCTATGAGGAAGCTTCTGCCCCTGTCTTTTTCCAGGGTTTTGGTCTCCCACGTTCCGGTTACGTCGCCGGTCACATAGCCGCTGTTACGGCTGTAGTTTCCGAGGCCGTCCATACTGGTCTTGAACAGGTTAACGGCATTTGCGCCAATGAAATTTACCCGGCCGTCAAGGGTGTCAAGAATAGATGTGCGGGAAGAGGTCTTATACACCTCATCCAAAATCGGTAAAAATTTGCTGGCCAGCGATATGGAGTTGTTTACGCTGGAATTAACAGTTGTATAGGTTCCCATGTTGTGTCATGTTCCTTTCTTTAAATTAACTAAGTCCGAACCATCCGCGCATTTTTGCGGTTTCGGCCGCCTCCGCGTCTTTTGCGGTCGGCGTCGCGCCGGTGGTCAGCGCCGGCTGTTTATTTAAGGCTGCAGCTTCTATACTTTTGGTTTTGGCCTCCAGAAAGGCCGCCTGGTTGGCAAAAACAACGTCCGCCTTACCGTCCGCCATGGCCTCCGCCGTTGCCGCCGCGAGGTCCGCGTCGTAACCGAGCTGTAAAAGCTGTGAGGTATAGCCGCTCACGGTATTGTCACGCCTCAGCTTTTCCAGCTCCTCCTTCATCTGTTTTTCGGACTCTAAGCGTTCAGCCTCCTTGCGCTCGTCTTCCGTCTGCTTTGCCCGGAGCTGTCGTTTCCATTCAGCGTTTTCCGTATTGGCCTTGCTCAGCGCCCTTTTCAGATCGTCCACTTCGGATGTGTTTACCGGTTTCGGGGCCTCAAACTCATAGCCGAGAACAGCGTTCAGCTTGTCTTCAACGGTCATGTCCTCATAGCCGTCAATCTTTGTCACGTCAATCTTTGCCATATTCAATTTCCTTTCGCGTTTTATAGGTGTTCCCTCACCATTTGTTTCCGTTTTTGAGTCTTTTCCTGACTTTTGCGTTTGTTTTATGGATGTTCCCTCACCCGGATAAACAATTAGAAATATTCAACGACGCAGCGACAATTAACGTTGTTTTCCGCCAGCGTAAAGCCGCCGGGCAAAAGCGCCATATCGCCGTCATAGGTGGCAAAATAGCTGTCGATCGGCACGGACAGACCGTCCAGATACCAATGGGTGTCCCTAACGCGATCATCCCGCATGGTGACCCACCGCTTCATGGTGTAGCCGTTCCGCCGCGCCGTGTTGTACATCGCCTCGTTAAAAACGCGGTGATATTCCGTGTCTGCCACTCGCTTTATGGCCTCCATATCGCCGTCTCTGATATAGGCGTTTATGCGGTCTTCAAAGGTCTCGCCCGCCGTCTGTTTAAAAATGCTGGCATAGGCCTCGTCGGTGATCTCCGTGCCGAAAACGTCAAAGATGTACAAGTCTTCATAGTCGTCCATCTCGTCTTCCGGGTCGCGCAACCTTGCGTCTTTGTCAACGGCGCGGATACCGTCTCTATAGGCTGTAATAAGCTGATCCAGCACAACCTCATCAGCGTCCTCAATCTCTGTTTCGGCAAGTACCATATTCAGTTCGTCAAACGCTAAAATATAGCGTTCCATATCCGCGTCCCGCATAAACACACCCCGCCAAAACAAAAAAATGGGCCAACAAACAATGCTTTCGCACTGTCTGTCAGCCCATACCATTAGCTGTCACAAGGCCCCTACCATTAGCCCTGCCTGTCGTTATTCTGCTTTTGCAATTTTACCTTTCGATTGATCTCTACAACGGTCAAGCCGTTTTTTTCTTCTTTTATCTCAGCCACGCCTTTATTGTTGATAATGGCGTTTATCGCTTCAATGGCATCCCTGTGTTTTAAAATGTCAATCAAACGACCTCACCGCCCAGCCCGTCCGCCACGAGGTCAGTGCGGTTTTCGTCTATAACCTCTGCGTTGTCGTTTGCTCCCCATTTGGCGTCAATGTACTTCCGAGATATGGCAATATCATTCAACGGATCGTTGCTCAGTCCGCTCCTGGCAAACGCGATCTCCGGCGCAAAGCCCAGTTCCTTCATGTTCATGGCGCCCTGCGTCTTAACAAGCAGATTGCTCATTTCGTTCCTTGTAAACTGCAGCTCAAAATCATCAATGTCGATTTCGAGCCCCGTCTTGCGCTTCAAAATGTTTAGGAACACCTTATCAAATCGCTTGTTGGCTACTTTAAACAGGTCTTCCGTATTTCGCGCCGCTGTGTCCGCCAACGCCCAGCCGGAGCGCAAATAAACGGCTCCCACATTGTCAGAGGTGCTCCCGCCGTCTCTAACAGAAGACGGGACGGCGCATTTTTCGAGCATCTGCGTGTAAAGGTCGTCGATTGTCACCTGCGTCTGGCTCTGGTCAAGCTGTTCGGAGAGGATCTTGAAATCAGCCTTGTTTTCTCCGTAGTTTTTCAGCTTTATCATGCCGGCTTGCCGGATTGTGTTTGCGTTGACGCCTTCCTCAAAATCACAGTTCACCGCCACGCAAAGGGACTGTATAAACTGCTCCACGCCGTCAAGCCTATTGCTCTCCGCCAGATTGATAGCATCCATCAAAGGGATTGCGTTTTCAAAGGCCCCCATTCGGTTCTCGTTATAGGTATATTCGACAATGGGAATCTCGCCCACGGGGTTTGGCTCTACACTATCAACCGATATTGCTGTCGCTTCTACAACGGGATCATTTGTTACCATGCGCCCGCGTATGCCGCCAGATATCCTATATACCGCATCTTCCGTAAAAACATCTAACTTCACTTTTTCGTCGTCAACAATGACCATGTTGACGCCCATAACCGGGCGGTTCCCAGGCCTCAGGCTGTAAACCACAAAAGCTGACCTTGGGTCAAGAGAATAAACGTTAACAGGTTTTGTCGGCCTATTTTCTCTGTTCGGCTCTATGAGCAGCGCCCCGACGCCCACGGTGTGAAACCAGTTTACGACTTCGTTGTCCGCCTGTTGTTTGCCAGACGTGTATAAATATTCATTCAGCTCTTTAACCTTTTGGGTTATCTCCTCGTCTTCTTTTCGGCTCACATAAAAAGCCGGTTTGGTAAGAAAATACCCGTTCTTAAAAACAACCACTTGATTGGCGTTATTTACGACAATTTTGTTGTTTATCTCCGGCCGTATTTCCTTTTTTCGCGCCAATATCGGCTGTAATCCGCGCCTGTACCAGTATAGATAATCTTCTTCGCACAAATTTAAAATATGGCAACTAAGCGCTTCGTTTACCACGCTTATCACGTTGTCCCGCGTGATCACATCAACAGACGTAAAAATCTGCCTGCGGCCAAAAAGCGTATTTACAACGCCTGTATTTAAAGTCGGATTATCAGTCGTATAGCTCAATCAGTACACTCCCTATTGTTGACCCAGCGCAACCCGCCCCCGTGCGCCTGTCTCATGCCTATCGGCTTTTACCCGCAAGAATCCTATGTTTTTATAAAGAGGTACCGGGGATTTATTTTTCCTTGCTCCCCGGAAACAAGGTACTTATGGAAAGGAGGAAAAATGGAATAGAAAGGTGTCAAAATAATTCATAGACAAGTAGTTATACTTGTCATATCTGTCTGTATGGTAGCAAGTTATTTTGTGCCTGTCAAGCGAAAATGTTATTATATAATATTTTATGACCTTAAAACGGCCTTTTTACAATTTCTACCGTATTCCCAACCATATTTTGTACAAAAATCGCGTATTGTGCCATAGCGTCCGGTACGTCATCATGTTTGTTTTTACCAGATACTGTATAGGAACAAAGCTTGTCAAGCATTTTGGCGTACATGGATCCTTTTTGTATCGCCTTATCGTCTAAAAAAAGCACATGCTCTTTCACCCAAGGCGAATTTACAATGATTTTTGTCTCTTTGTTCGCCGTCGTCCGCTTTTTTGTGATGTGAGTAAAGCCACCATTGGATTTTACCAGCTCGTTCACCTTGTCCGCGGTCCTGCCGCCGGCGGCGTTTGACTCAAACTGGCACATTTTGACTTTGTTTTTAACAAGGGTTTCGGCGCAAAGCCCGTCCGTTATCTCTGGCAGATTGTCGGCGCATACGCCGTCGATCAGATAATGGTCGTTCCCGTATACGGCAAATACGGGCAGTACGGTGTCGTCGCCGCCGCCCTCCGCTGTGTCGCAAACGCCCCATATGGCGTCCGGCTCATAATCTGGCAGCTCGTAATAACGGCGCAGCTCGTCTCTGTTGTAAAGCAGCCCTTCTCTTTCGATCGGCTGATTCATAAACAGGGCCTTGAAGCTCACCTCATCCAGGCTGTCCTTCATGTCCATAAAGTATTTCGTATCAAAGCCCACGCCGCCGGAATAGTTGAAATTGCTTTCGCCGTTTTCATCCAGCGCCGGCACGACGATAAACCGCGCCCGCGGATCATCCTCATATTGCCGCTCCAGCCGGCCTATAACGTCATGGACGCTCCATCTCGTTGAGATGTGTATCTCTTTTGCACCCATCTTTTTCCGGCTCTTTAAGTCGTTGTTATAGGCGTCCCATTTTTTATCCAGCCGCTCTTTGCTCAAAGCCTCTTCAATCCCGCTCACAAGGTCATCGGCGCTCAATACGCCCTCGCACCTCGTTGCGCCCGTCAGCGACGCCCCTATGGCTCTGCACGTAAGGGTACTAAAGCGGTGTTTTTTGTTGATATCAATGGTCAGCTCTTTCGCGTTTGTGATAACGTCGGTTACCTCCGGGAAAACATCGGCCCATAAGTATTCTGTCTGGTCTTTAAGAATGGATAGTACACCGTCATATGTGCTCTGTGTCATGCTGCCGCTGTGCCCGCTGTCAAGGTTTGGTTTGTCCGGGAATTTCCCGCACAACCAGCTCAACAGAAAGATTTTAAGGGTGGTCTTGCCTGTCCCAGGCGGGAGACTAATAGTCAGCAAGTCAAGATTGTCATCTATAAGGTCCTGTATGGCCTCTGCTATCGGCAATAAAACTTTTCTTCGCGGTAACCAAAACTTTTTATTTGCTGATCTTAGCCACTCAACGTAAATCATGTAATCGTCAAATACGTCTTTCGCGCTCACAAGGTAGCTTTTTTTAACCCAGTCGCCCATGTCGACATTGCCGCTCTTTAATTCCCGTGTGCAATATGACCGGAACTCTTTCAGATATCCATACGCCCCCTTGGGGTCCTCTTTATACAGCTCCAGGCAGCATGAAAACCACCTCAACATATCCTTTTTGCCTTTGAATACTTCCAGCGCCTTTATCAGTTGTTCGTTCATATAGCCTCCCATAAAAAAAGGGCTATCAGCCCTCATACGCATGATAATACGTATCATACGTACAAGAACTTATAGCCCATGCCTTAGCTGTCACGCCCCGCATACCCTTCAGAGCGCCGATTGTTATTTGGTTTTTGTTTATAACCATGGTGTCACATATGCCGCCAAAACGCCTTTTTTTCGGAATTTTTGAAATCGCCTATTCGACTTCTTCTTTCAAAATCGGCTCGTGTACGCCTTTGACCCACTCGCCGTCTTTGCCGTAGCGATAAAACCCTTCATAGGTTTTTTTGTTTTCATATATAACCTGCACAGTGCTGATTGAAAATGCCGTGCCGCTTCTGTTTTTTAGCCCCTGTGAATTTAAATAATCAACAATTTCTTTATAAGTTTTTCCCTCTTTGCCTTTCATCTGAAACACTTTTTTCACCGTTTCAGCCTCTTCCGGGACAACGACAAGCCTCCCGCTGTCAACGCGGTATCCAAACGGTGGTCTGCCACCAGAATATCCCCCTTTTTGCGCCTTTAATAACCTACCCGCGCTCGTTCGTCTGTTAATGTTATCTCTCTCTATTTTGGCACACGTCATCGTAAACACTTTTAACGCCTCCGCAAACACACCAAATTGACCAAAATCTTCCGTAACGCTTATCAGGTCAATTTCTTTTCGGATCTTCAAATATCCTTGATAATAAAAATAAACATTAATATCCCTCGCCACCCGATCCGACTTTGCCACAACAACAGCCTCTATAGGCGGGTTAAACACGTCCCCATATATGATCTCATCAAATCCAGGCCTTACCTTTGCCCCGCTCTCTCCTTCGTCTGAAAACCATTTGATGATATTCATGTCGTTCTTTTCGCAGTATTTTACTATCTCAGCTCTCTGGGCCTCTAATCCGTATTTTTCGTCTCCGAGCTGCCCGTCCGTACTAACTCTTATATATGCCGCAACATTTTTCATGTCATTCCCTCCTTTTCTTTCCGATTATTACTTTATCATAATTACGATTATTTGTCAAGTGTTTTGTTTCAATAATTATGTCTTTTTTATTTTTTTCTCAATTAGAGGGGATTACCCGCCGCCGCTCTGTCGGACCATATACCCCGTGGGTATGGCGTTTAAAGCCCAGCCATCACGGCCAACACAGAAAAAAAATAATGCACAAAAAGCATAACGCTAATTTGTGCATACATACATATTTACGATAAATCAACATTTATCTATTGACAATTACGGTAAATCATGTTATCATATAGACAGTTAAGAGGGGCGCGGCTATTCCTCCGAAAGGGGGGCGCGGCCAATGTCGATGACAGAAGCGTTGCAGCTTTTCACATTGATTGCGGTTGTTGTCTTTGAGGTTATCAAGGTAGCCAAAAAGAAATAACCGCCCCCAAGCAGCAGGGCGGCATTTCTTCAACCTTTGCAATTTTGCATATGAGGAATGACCGACCCGGCGTAACGGGTAGCCCCTCTTAACTCTTGAAAAAAGGATATCATACAACCGATAAAAAGTCAATAGGAGGATAAAAAAATAACGCGAAAATCGCCCACGCAATCAAAAACACACCGCAAAATCAATTTTAGCGGCCAAATTCTCACGCACAAGCAATTTTTCTATCTTTCCTATGAAAGAACATACCCACGCGTAAAAATCGCTTAGAACGCAAAAAAACGCCCTCAAACACAATGTTGCGTTTAAGGGCATAGGTTTTATTCGTCTGGCAATTCTCCGGCGGCGTCAATAAGTTGCGCGGCGTCAACGGTTTCGCCCATTGGTTGATTTGGCGTCAAGACGTACTCTTGTTTGTCCTGGTATCCCATATTGTTCTTCATGAGGAATATTCCGCTTACGGGATTGATCTTCCCATTCTGCATATAGTCTTCCATAAGCGCCGTCAGAGCAAGCTTAGCTTTTTTTAGAGTGTCCACCACTCGTGGAGGTTTGTCCACCCTCTGTGTACACCATGTCCACAACGTTCTCCGGTCTATGCCGTAAGCAAGGGCAAGGCCGGCCCACGATGGTTTCATGTCGTGCTGCGCGCAAAGGGAAAAATATTCGCGTGTTCGTTTTTCCATAGCGTCGGCATCGTTGGTGTCAATAGATGGCAAGGCGGCAATGGAAAGAGTGTGGGCGGTATAGCTTGTATTCTCGCCAGGTTCCAGATGAACAGAGTCGCGCTCGGCGACATCTGGGCGCTTTCGTTTTTGTTTGACGACATCATTTTCAAATTTTGTCATCGCCCCCGAAGACTCGGCAGCATTGGTGGCTTTAGTTTTCGTATTACCAGAATTGCCTGTTTTTTTCGCGCCGGAAGCACCGGCTGATTTTTGGGGTGACATAGGTGAATCATTCCTTTCGTATTTGGGTATCTGTAGGTGTACATTATGTACAAAACAGGGTTATGATCTTTTGGCATATTGCCATGTTGACAATGTGTACCTACGGTGGTACAATGGGCACAGATAGAGGAGGGCAACAGGCCCCCCAAAATAAAGGGAGGAAAATAAAATGAAAATCGTTGAAAATCAATTCGGAGGGCTTTTTGACTATACTGTTAGCGGCAAAAAAGAGGAGCAGGCTGCGGAAGAGCTTGAAAGCCGAATGAAGTATTTACAGAGACTTTCTGCCGTGTCGCATACGCGGGGAGAGTATATCCTTGAAGATTTATCGGATATCCGGCGGGACGTTTCCGAAAAATACGATGTTGAAATAGGAACGACGCTTGACTGAAGGGGGATAATATGAAATATAAAAAAGCCGCGTCGCAAGGTGCATATATTGATAGATTAAGGACAACATATCCATTTAAAATTTGCCGGAGTGCGGAGCCTCAATATCCGGGCGTTCTGTGTGGCGTTCGGGATTTGGGAAACGGGCAATATTTTCCGGTGTACCGTTTTCCCGAATATGTCCTTTGTGTAACCGTGTACGGCCCCGGCATAACAATTCTCGAATGGTAAAGTGCATAAAGGAGGAGAAAACAATGTTAAAAATATTTACAGAAATATCTGGGCATAATTTTGATTTTTTTGGCGGCGCCAGAGATACGGCAAAATATTTGACTTATGATGAATTAGACAACATTTTTTACCAGCTTAGAGAAATTTATCCGGACGGCGTATCGGAAATAACAATCAATGAGCTTTTCTGGTTCGATGAAGATCTTATTGCAGAGATGCTCGGCTATGATAATTTTGATGAATTAATGGAGGATCGAAAAAATGACTAATACAGAATTTTATAAAATCTTAAATTCGCACTATAACAATGAGGCGCGAGAAGTTGTTATATCGGGGATTGATTGGTTTAAAATTCGCGCGCAGCTTGAAGAAGCAATACAGGCAGAAGCAGTCAAAAAATCCGCGGGCGCAAGTAAAGCGGCAATATTGAAAAGGCTTTTCCGGGCTGATTGCTGGTGGCTGGATGATTTTAAAAATACATATGTGAATATTGAAGGTGCGGACGGCTGGCATATATTTTTAAATGGATTTTACGGATTTTTCACAAAAAACACCTACAACATAGAAAAAGAAAACACAACTTTCGGCCTTAAAAATGCAAAAAATCTTTTCGACGAATGGAGCGAGTGCGACGCGCCGGAAATTGAAATTGATATTGCAGGATTGAAAAAGCATATTGCCATAGAAAAAGCCGCACGGAAAAATCGGAATGCCGGATTGCAGCCCTATGTCTTCAAATTTTCAGAAGATCGCTATGTCGGTTTTAATCCAGAATATTTGTTAGATTGTTTGAATTTTTGCAATACGTCATCAATTCGCATAACCGGAGAAAAAAAGCCCGCATATATAACCGGGCCGGAGGAGGGCGCGATATTGTGCCCGGTCGTGATACAGTAACGGAGGGGACGCGATATGAGCAAACTATCAGCACGCCGCCAGAACAAGGGATTGAGCCAGGCGCAGCTTTCCGAAAAGGCCGGAGTAAGCAAAAAGGTTATCCAGCACTATGAACAAGGTTTTCGTGATATCAACAAGGCTGCCGGCGACACGCTAAGGCGTTTGGCAAAGGCATTGGATTGTTACATAGAAGATCTGTTAGAATGAATTGAATCGACCCATAAACAGGCGAGGGAGAAATCCCCCGTCTGTTTTTTTGTGCTTAAAACGGCATATCCTTGTCGCTTATTTCGTTTATTCGGCCTGACTCGCCATTCCAAAGCATCTTGACCGTACAGGGCGCAGCGTGGCGGTTTTTGGCTATGATGAGTTCGATTGTTTCAACCTGAGGCGCCTCCTCTTCCGGCTTGTAATATGACTCACGGTGTAATAAGATTACGGCGCCGGCGTCCTGCTCTATAGCGCCTGAGTCTCTAAGGTCGGCCATCGTCGGGCGTTTGTCTGAACGTGTTGTATTTTCGCGATTTAACTGAGCCAGCACCAAAATCGGTTTATGAAGGCGTTTAGCCAGGGCCTTTAGTTCGGCTGATATGTGGGTAATCTCCTCATAGCGGCTAACAGGCCGTTCACCCGTCTGAATTAAACCGAGATAGTCAACAACGATGAGCGCAAGATTGTTTATAGCAAGAGCGTATCGCTCAATATCTCCCACCGTATACACTGAGTCAACGACAAAAAAGGGCCTATTAGATACGGCGTCGGCGGCTTGGTATACCTGAGACATATCGTCACCACTGAGTCGCCCGCGGAGTAGCCGCGTGTAATTCATGCCTGAAACGTTTGCCAGGCGCTTAGAGGTGATCTGTATTGCTGACATTTCCAAGGACGCAAACAAAACCGGCCGTCCTCGCTGAGTCACCTTTTCCGCGATATCAATCGCCTGAGTCGTCTTTCCCATGCCTGGTCTCGCCGCTAATATGTATACTTCGTCATTAAACAGCCCGCCGCCTAAAGCTCTGTCAAGATCGCCGTACCCGGTCGCACAATAAGCTGAGTCTGGGTCATTTTTCACCCGCTCATAGTAGCTGAACCACTGCATCAGCGCGTCGGAAGATTTCAGCGGTGCCAAACTGACGCGCTCGATATTATCAAGCCTCGTCTTTGCCTGAGTCAATACGGCCTCATAATCGTCCCCAGCGAACAAAGCGCCATCAATATCCTGAGCCATCTTCGCCAGCTTATCTCGTTGAGACTGAGCTTTAAGCAGCTGACAATATGTCTCCACGTTCGCGGCTGTCGGCGTAACATTCAACGCCTCAACAGCATACTGTTTTAACCCCGCATCATTATCCAGCGCATCAATGACCGTCAGAATATCAACGGCCTTCTTATCCTTTGCCATCTCCGCGATCATCTCAAAAATCCGCTTTGCGCTGGCGCTTGTGAAATCTTCCGCCGTCACAGTCCGCAAAACTGACTCAATGCACTTATCGTCCAGCAGCATGGACCCTATGATCCCAATTTCTACTGAGGCGTCAATCCTCTGCAATCACCTTCCCCTCGCTTTCCCCCTGTAAAATCTTCAGCCGCGCCTCTCTCACAGCTTGAACGGCGTCTCGCCGCTTTTCTTCCTCTACCAGCTGAGCCATGCGTTTTTCTTCTTCCGCCCTGAGTCGTTCGTCCTCTTTTGCTTTGATTTTTGCTATCATTTCCTGTGTCGTCATAATGGGCTGAGACGGGGGCGGATTACCGCCCTCCGGCGAAGCCACAGATAATGGACCATGATAATGGGACATTATCCCCTTATCATTTCCATTATCATTGGGGTTTTGTCGGTTTTGTCCCACCCCCTGTAAATGTTCTTTTTTTATAGCTCTATCAACGGTTTTGCGGCTACACCCGATCTCCTTTGCAATCTGCCTGGCGCTTAACCCTTTTGTCCCACCCATTTTTATGGCCGCAAGGATGTCTTTTTCATTGTATTTTTTCGGTCTTCCGCCCTTCTTTCCGTTCTCAACTGAGGCGGCATATCTGTCATGACTTGCGTCCAAAGAAGCCCGGATTTGGACAAAAGCCATCTTACAGGCCGGACGATTTTTCGGGCTGATATTGTCCCACGTCGGCTCTTTGTCAAATACGCCGTACTCGCAAATTGCCGTTACATACCGCTCATAGTCTCCGTCCGGCAACTCGCGGGCCGTCCTGAGATAGCTGTCATACACGACAAAGCTGTCGCCGCCCTCACTCATTGTCCCACCAGCCAACTGAGTATTCGCCCGTCGAAGTGTTGTGGAGGATTTCAACCGTGCAGTTTTCGTGCGTCTCAATCTTGTCGTACAGGTTCGTCTCTATGTGCGGCGGTATCTCAACCGTCGGGATCGTATCAATCCACATGGGGAACGGCATCCGGAATTTTCCGGCCATGTAATAACCATTCTTAAATTCTTCCCTTAACCAATCGGCATCTATCAAACGCATAATTATTCACTCCCTAAATCAAGCGTGCAGAGGCTTCCGCCCCACTCATTTTGTGCATAATGCACACACGGTTTCCGGCGGCAGCAGTACATACAAACTCTCGCCTTGCCGCCGCCAGCTTTTACAACGGCCGGATGGGGGCACTTCCGCATCACCGTGTCAACGTACTCGTTTCCGCAGCTGACGCACACATATTTCTTGTGATATGGCGTAAAGGCTTTTTTCTTGTCACCCATTCCCATTACGGTACTACCTCTTTATCTCCTTCGTATGGCAGAGACTCCAAAAACTCTTTTCCCTCTCGATACAAAATGTCCTTTATCAACCGCCCGCTTGTTCCCGGCTCACAAAACTGAGGCACACAATTATAGCGCGCGGTATACGCCAAAAGTGAGGCAACAAGCGCCTTTGCGGTCATCTTGCTACGATAGCGACCGGCATAAATTGACTCCCACGACGCGCCCTCTATCAGCAGATACAGCTTCTTTGCCCGGTTAAATTCACGTTCAAAGCGCCCGCGATCCTGGCAGAAACAATGGCAAAGTTCGTCAAGGCTCATCTTACGCTCAACAGCTACGTTGCTGTTAAGTGATATTACTTTACCGTTTGGGGCGGTAAACTCCGCTGAGTAGTCGCCCCAATCCAGCTTTTCCCGCCGCCACGGCACACCGAAAGAGGCGTACCGCCGGCGGGCTTTTGTTGTGTCCTGTTCTCGCGTGTCAACAAGGATCGTCATGGTCTCTAAAGTATCCGTGAGGTCAAACGGATTCAAACAAAGCCCCCCTTAAAATGGAAGGTCGCTCTCGTCTTCCGCAGCGTCGGCAAAGCTTGTCCAGTCGGCGGCTCCGCCCGAAACCTTCTGCAGCTTTTTTATAGGCGGCACGGTGAATTTGCCGTCCCGTATGGCCTCTACGGTCACAAGTGCGTTAGCGTCCGTTACCGTATAGATGTTTCCGGTTTTGCTCTCTTTTTCCCGTTCGCCAAAAACAATGCCACATTTTTTCCCTTTCAAGGTCTTCTCGTCCCACGCCCAGTGATAGCCGCTGTTGGAGTCCTCTATGTTTTGCGTAAAGCGCTTGAAAAAGCTCTTCTGTGCTTCGTATTTCGGGCTGTTTTCGTCTGGTATGTTTTGGTTTATGATACCCCGCCAAAACTTATCTTCCCGCATCTGGCCGTCCCAATCGCGCTTAAACCACCCGGCATAATCGCCTTCGACGATATCAAAAAGGATTTCCAAATGGCTGCCGCCGTTGTTTTTGTTCGGTTTCTCGCTGGCGGCTTTGATCTCGCAGACATATCCGCCGGCGGGGAGTGTTTCATAAGTTCCCGAAGCTTGTACTTTATCCCAATCGTTAATTGCTTTCATTCGTCAATAATCTCCTTTTAGTTATTTTCTGCGTATTGCCACATAAAACCGCCAGTTTTCTTCAGCCGTTTTCTGCAACATCGCGTAATGTGAGAATTGTCTATTTTTAAAATTTTTGAAGCTTCTCGGATGCTCCCCCATCGCTTGATAAGGTTGCCGTTTAAATCGTATTGGTTTACTGGTTTTCGACGCTTTTCGCCGCTTCTTTGTGCTCTTGTACCATATGCGTTGTTGTATTCTGGTGTACACCACTCAAGGTTGTCTGCCCGGTCGTTTTGCTTATTTTCGTCTTTGTGATTAACCTGCGGGTAATTGTTTTTGTTTTCAAGAAAGGCGGCGGCCACCAATCGGCACACACGGGGTGTACAATGTTTCCCCGCTTTAGAAAGCTGTACGTTTTTGTACCCCTTCCCAGCATCCGTTGGCGTCATTAGGCGTCCCTTGTATTTTCTTTTTTTACCAAACCGATCTAAAAATTCACGGTCGAGGCTTCTTATTCGTCCCATATTGCTGACCTGATAAAACCCCTCAAACCCAGCTATATCCCGCCATTCTTCTATCAAACGGTTTCCCCCTTTCTTTTAATGTTTAAAGGGCACTCTGATCCAACGTATTTCTGTGGATATTCACAGATAGCCCCATTAAGCCCACACGTTTGATAATTGCGCCTGAAGTATTTGCATTGATAACAACACACGTCTGCGTTTCCGCGGCCATCTACCGGGAAATGAACCGTTACCTCTGCGTTAGCGTGGATATATTCAGCCACTCCGGAATCAAAGTTTGCCATTCTCACAGCTCCCAATATTCTCTTATCGCCTTGTCAACGGCCTTTAAATCGTTGTCGATCTCCGGCTCAAACATTTCCATCGGGCTTTTTGCTGTTGTGTAGCCGTCTGATTGCGTTGTAAACCAATGGCGCTTGCCGTCTGTCTGGCAAAGCAGAACGATTGAAAAAAGCCCTTCAAGCGTAAGTTGGTTGTCAAGCATCTTCCCAAGCGTTTTAGCCTTGAGATGCCCGTCCTCCGTCCGCTCCGTGTGCTGGAGAAAGTATACGATTACATCCGGCGGCGTCTGCTGGATTACAAACTGGACAAGATTATAAAAATTAACTGCCATTTGCGTAAATTTTTGATACCCCACATCGTTAATGCGATTAAAGCTCTCAAAACACATGAGATATTGAGCGTCGTCAATGACGTAAGCTTTCAGCGTCGGCTTTGATAGGCTTTTGGCAATATCCGCATATCCGACTTTGTTGATCGTTGGAAGTTTTTTCTTAAACGGCAGCGGCTTTGACGCCACGTTAAATATACCAACCTCATCCGGCTCAAAGTTCCGCAAGGACGCCGTTTTCCCGCTGCCGGATTCCCCCAGTATCAATACCGGGATCCCCATTGTCATTCCTCCTTTTCTTTTATTGATAAATATTTGTTGTATATCCGCCGAGTTAAAAACTCCACGGGCATATGCAGCTTTTCTGCCATCGCTATTTCCAACATCACCCCCCTTGACGGCTCAGAGGTGACAAGCAGCTTATCGCATGTGGATAGAAGGTCATAACACATTTCCATACCCTCTTCATAACTGAAATCGTCGTACATCCAGCCCAAGGCGTGGACAGGGGATAGATATGTATTGTTCATATCCGCTTTTTGCAGGGCAAGGACCGTTCTGCTCGTCATCGCTTTGCGTTGAGCGTCGCCCCCATATGCGTGGGCGCAATAGATCACCATCCGCTTATCGCCCCCCCTATTTGTTTAAATACGACTCAAAATCGCGCTCCAGGCGTTTTAAGTACCAATCCGCTTTTTTTAGGTCTTCCAGGGGTGCCCGCTTATTACGGTATCGCCAGATATATTTAATGACGTTGCCTTTTAAATAGCCGAAAAAAGCCTCATCTGACATGCTCGCCTTAATGGCGTCGATACATTCAACGTCCCCTTGTGTATAATGGCGCGGGCGGTTGATGTCATCGTTCTTCGGCTCAAGATGAAAAGAGGCTGTTTTTTCGCCGTCTCCGTCAATTTCTTTCATTGCTTTTAGCATTTCCTCCGCTCTCAATTCAATTCTCAATTCAATCGTCCTCCTGTGATGTCTATGCCGTATTCAAGCCTTAATGTCTTTGCCATGTCTTTTACTGTCACAAGTCCGGCTGTGATGGATTTCGCCAAATCGTTCATTTCGTCCCACACTCGTTTGCATATCTCGGTATCAGCGCCCTCCTTGTCCACAAGGACTGTGAAAAGGAGAGCAAGGACCGATCTGCTCCTCTACCGGGAGAGATTTCAGCCGGCTTTTAGGGCTCGATGTCTTCAAGAGCCGTTGCCCCCTTCTCCAACCGGCACATATAGTGGCAAACCGGGCACGGGACAAAGCCGTCGCTCCCCTGGAGGCACTGGTTTTCATACCAGTCGTCCATAATAACGTCCTCCCACTCGGCAGAAAACACGCAGTCGCAGCGCTTGCATCGGATCCAATAGGTTATATCAGGCTTTCTATGAATTTTTATCATCGTCAATCCTCCTTGTATTCAACAGCCGTCTTGTCATCAACTTCCGCCGTCCAGTAGGGATACAGCTCGTCTGAAAAGAGTGTTTCCCCGCACTCGCAGACATAAGCATACTGAGCGCCCTCCGTTTCTGATGCATCGCCCATTGTCATTCGCTTTCCGCATTTGTCGCAGTAAACATCCACGGAACGCAACTTCGTAATATCAGCTGTTTTTATCATTATTTACCTCCTTCACTTTATATCCTGCCTTTTTCATCTGCTTGACCGTCTCGACGTCGTATGGGATCTCTGTCACGCACTTGACGGTGCCGTCTTTACTGATGATTTGTGTCATATATCACCGCCCACCTTCTTGATCGCCAAGGCAACATAGCCGTTTTGCAGACCCCACCCACTTAAAACATAGGTTATCTGATAGATATTTTTCCCTATGGGGTGATTTGTTTTCATTTCGTAATATTGGGTGTCCCGTGTTGTTATAGAGGCAAAGACAATCAAATCCCCTTTTTGATAGCCCCTATCATTCTTTCTGATTTCAAAAGTCTTTGTTCCGTTTACAATAGCGTCTGCAAACCGTTCTTCAATCTTTAGGTTGTGTGTCATTCGTCACCCTCCTGTTCCCATGCAACCGCCGCTCTTAAAGCGCCCCACTTTATCCTCGTTTCATGCGGTGCGGAACATTTAACACAGGTGTCCATAAAAACCGCCTCATCGGTGCCGTAATCGGTGTAAATAATAAGATTTGTGGCTTGATATTTATGCCCGCCAGTGAGCCAACAAAAAATTTTATTCACATTCGTCATCCTCCACCTCCATCTTCGCACCGCAATTAGAGCAGTAGTTGAATGTGTCACACCCACCAGGATCATACGGAACAAATCCACAAAACGGACATTTTAGCACTCCCTCAACGAACTGCCCCTTTAACCACTTTCTATGCTTCACAGGAACAGCATCTATGGTTGGTAGCGTATCAAGCCATTCATAAAAACGAGGGACAGTTGTAACATTCTCAAAGTACCCCTTCGGTAGTTTTACCGCGTCCGCATCAATCAGTCTCATTCATCCACCTCCACAAATTCCCCCTCAAACTCTTTCGGAATGTCAATTATCACCCTCATTCGTATTCCTCCATAGTCTCCAATAGATCAATCTGTCCGTGTATTGGGATTTCCTCAAATTCTCGCTTACCGCATTTTAAAAGCTCGATTATTGGCCTTGTGCCGGTATAGCCTTTATTGTACATACCGCAAGCAATATACTTTTTCCGCCAGTCTGTTGCTTCGCTGTGCGTAGCTCCGTATACTGTACATTTCCTCAACGATAGTCCGTGGTATTTACCTTTAATTAGATTGGTGCAATCTTCGCACCGTTTGTCCGGTAAAATTCCAAATCGTAAGTGCATAGCGTCAATTTTCCGTTTCATCAACACCCTCCATCAATTCAGGATTGTCGTGTATATTCCCGGCAACTTCACTTTCGTAATGGCACCACTCTTGTTTTCACGTTCTCACCACTCCGCCCCATAAACGGCATCATACAGTCTCATACACAACTCCCACACATCATCCGGGATTTCTTCTCGCTCGTGCATTTTGATAAAAGCAATCAAGGTTTCACAATCTTCATCATACAGTCGTATCATTTCACCACCTCCAAAAGCTCCAACCGCTCACAGCGAATTTTCCCGTCTGTCATATACGGCACACATACACCGCATAGCCATTCCCACCGGATAAGACATTTCCAAATTTTATCGTCTGGATACTGTTTTTTGACCCAACCGAGCGGCGCAACGTTGATCCCGCTCCCGCACTCGGTACATCTGTCAAAATTGCACGTTTCTTCAATTACTGATCCGCGCTCAATTTTCCATGATGCCGGCGATGGGAAGTTGCCATTAAAGGTTTTGTATGCTATATAGCCGTCCGCAGTGCGCTCAAAATGAGCCTCCATAAAATTGACGGTTGATACTAAGCCTTTGCTACCGCTCAGATTGCTACCGCGCAGATCGCTACCGCTCAGATCGCTATCACGCAGATTGCTATCGCGCAGATTGCTACCGCTCAGATCGCTATCACGCAGATTGCTAT